CTACTCGCGAGATGATTTCTTGCGTTTTACCGTCTACGGTGAGGCTGTCCCAGCTATCTGGGATCTCTTCTGCTTCCCGTCAAACCCTCGTGAGTTCAAAGCTCTCACTGATGATGGCAAACTTCGCCTCATCACAAAAGCGACCTCAGCGGCTTTAGTTCTTAAGCCGCTTCATACAGCGCTCTATTCAGCGCTGGTACGAACGGGAGCCGTCCTACGGGGACCTGCCACCTCCTCGGCTCTGGACGGAATGATCCCAAAGAAAGGGGAGGAGTTTTGCTCCGCCGATTACAAGGCGTCTACTGAGAATTTTATCAGTAGTAACTCCCTCTATCTTTTATCCGTGTTACGCGACTCCCCGGGCGGCTCAGTAGTGCCTCCCGTCGTCTGGGATGCCGCCGAACGGTTTCTGGGTCCCGCCTTAACCCAGCTCCTTTCTCCTGAGGGAGAGGTCCTCGATGAATTCGTCGCCCGCACGGGACAACGTATGGGCGACCTCCTCTCCTTTCCGCTCCTCTGCCTCACGAACCTTACCGGTCTAGTCCGTGGACTTGGCTGGCGGGAGACGAGGCGACTCTCCGATTCCGGATTGCTCAAGATAAACGGGGATGATCTTGCTTTCCGGTCTACCCCCAGTGACATTGATTACTGGCAGACTACCCTCCCTGAGTGCGGCCTCGTGCTGGAGTCTTCCAAGACTCTTAGGCACCCCCGGGTCGTCACTCTTAACTCCACCTTTTTCCTGGCGCGTTGCGGCCGGCGACCATCGTTGATTTGGTTCGCCCGCGCGACCGCCTTCGTCATCCCCCGGCCCAATTCCTCTGATCCGACCTTCTTTTCCGATCTTCGTGGCCGGCTCCCTAAACTCATCGGCGCCCAGATAGATAATTATCGGGACTTCCCCGCCGATTACCGATCCCGGGCTTTACCGGTTGCTCTTCAGTCATTTTCTTGGCTGCTGAAGCACACCCCGGTTTACCCTTTCCCGGAGGGACTCCCTTATCCTGCGCGTTTCCGGCGGTATCTTTCCGATGCCACTCGGGCCGCGAGGACGATCCGAGCCCCCCCTTCCTCCCTCCAG